GAAAGCCATGAAAATGGACTACGCAATGAAGGTCGCGCTAAAGGACGCGAAGGATCCGAAGGAAGTATTACCACACCTGGACATGAACAAGATAAAATTGAACGACGACGGCACGCTTTCCGGAATGACGGAGCAGCTGGAGCCGATCATGAAAGACAGGGCATATTTGTTCAACCAGCCAGGCGCACCGGAGCCAGGCGGAACGCCCGGACTTAACCCCGGAGCAAATGGACCGACGACCAGCGCAGAGAAATACGCTAACGATTACAAAGCGGCCATAGACAGCGGAAACACCGTTGCAGCTATCAGGATTAAACAAGAAGCATTCGGAAACGGAATAGAACTATAAACCGAAGGGAGAACAACAATGGCACAGATAGCAGGACAAGGAACCGTATGGAATTTACCCAACTATTGGGGAGATCTTTTTACGGCAGACATGATAAACACCCCGTTTTTGAGCATGATAGGCGGACTGACCGGCGGCGGAATGCAGACAGACAACTTCGAGTTCCCGACCAGCGTGGAATACGATTTTAAAGCAGCAGCGCAGCCAGCCATAACAGAAACCGCATCGCTCACAGCACCCACAGCCAACGAAGGCGTAAGGGCGCAGAAAAAGAACGTAGCCCAGATTTTCCAGCAGGCAGTAAAGCTTTCCTACGCGAAACTTTCAGCCCAGGGCAGACTATCCGGGATCAACACCCAGAGCAAAGCAAACAATGTAAGCGACGAACTTGCATGGCAGATCGCCTACAATTTGCAGACAATGGCCAGGGACGTTGAATACACAATCCTGAACGGCGTTTACCAGATAGCCACCGACGCAGCAACGGCAAACAAGACCAGGGGAATGCTGGCAGTTTGCGACGAAACTGGCGGAACCAGCGTGGACGCTTCAAGCACAGCGCTCGAAAAAGCGATGATAGACGAAGTTTTGAGAACCATGCATTCAAACGGAGCCACTTTTAAAAACGTGGTCATGTGGGCAAACGGCTTCCAGAAACAGGCCGTATCAGCAATCTACGGATACGCACCGGACGACAGAAATGTGGGCGGCGTAAATATCAAGCAGATCGAAACCGACTTTGGCGTTATCGGCGTAGCACCGGCACACAGATTTATGCCTGCAGACGACATCCTGTTTGCAGAAATGAGCGTGATTAAACCGGTAACACAGCCAGTACCCGGCAAAGGGAACTTCTTCTACGAAGAACTAGCCAAAACCGGAGCAAGCGAAAACGGACAGCTTTACGGACAGTTTGGTCTGGCACACGGCCCAGCATTTATGCACGGAAAAATTCACAGCCTGGCCACTTCTTAAGAGCGGCCCGATAAATAAGAAGGGAGAACCGCACGATGAGAAGCATAAAAACAATGGAAGGAATTAAGCCGCAACTGCGCGACTATTTAGAAGCGTTAGAAGCGGTACTTGCAGGCGCCGCAGGCTTGAAATGGGTAGTGACACCGGCAACGGTAGACACGGCTCCAACCGCAGCCGCATGGGAAAGAACGGTAAATATTGAACTCCAAGACAGCAACGGAGTTTTGCAGGAATGGTTTACAAAAGACATTACGACCGGCGTAAGCATAGCGGACACCAGCAGCGCAGGAACGGCCAGCATACCCAGCACAACTTTATCAATAGTAAACGGACGCGGCAGCGTGGTAGTTTCAGGCGACGCCGAAGCATGGCTGGGCGGAACAGCCCAAATCGAAACGATCACATGTACAGCCGGAGAGAGCACCGGAGCCGGAAACATAACGATGGCCATAACAGCAGCAGGAATGGACAACAGCCCGAAAGACGTGGTCGTTGCGATAGCGCTTAGCGACGGAGTAAATGATGTCGCCGGGAAAGTAAGAACCGCGCTGGCAGCAGACGCAGATGTGGCGGCATTCTTCGCGGTAAGCGGAGCGGATGCCGATGTAGTATTAACAGCTTTAACCCCGGCCGCGAACGACGCGACAATGGAGATCGGCTTTACAGACACAGACACGACAGGCGTAACGTTTGGAGCAAGCACCGACACCCAGGCCGGTGTTGCAAAAGAAACCGACACTCTGACCGTAGCCCAAGCGACGATCGCCGGGATGACGGTAGCAGCCAAAACCAGCGTAGAAACCTTTACCGACTAAGGAAATAGGAAGGGAGAAGCAGCCCAATGGATAAAATAAAATTTTACGCACAGCCCAACAAGGTGGTTTGGGATAGAGAGAGGAAAAAAGTGCTTGCCAGGTTCGATGCACAAGGACAATATACGACAAGCGACAAAAGAACCCAAGAGCTGCTGAAAGCAGGCGGCTACCTGGGCGATTACGATTCCGAAGACTACACCCAGCCCACCCAGGGCGAAGCGAATACGGGCAGCGGGGCGGATCCGGATATATACGCAGCAATGAGCCTGGACGAACTGAAGGAACACGCAGACGCAGCAGGCGTAAAATACGCGGCAAATATCGGGGCCAAAACATTGGCTAAGCGTCTAAGGGAGCAAGTGGTATGAAGACGATAACCTTCAAACCCAAGAAGGGCCAAAACAAAAACACCATAATAACGCTCCCGACAGGCGTTGCATGCAGATTCCGGAACGGAAAATTCACGACAAACGATCCAAGCATAACAGTATGGCTGATGAAGCTAGGATATGAAGAACGGAAAAAGCCCGGCCGGAAGAAATCAAAACCGAAGGGAGAAGGCCATGAGCATAACGGTAGGGACTGATACATATGCGACGCTCGAAGAAGCAACGGCCTATATCACAAACAACTACGTTAGCAGCGCAGAGAAGCGAACAGCCTGGGAAGCCCTAGCGATAAGCGACCAGGAAATACACATGCGCAACGCGACAAAGAGAATAGACAGATGCAGGTTTATCGGCATAAGAGCCGAAGCGGACCAGACACTAGAATTCCCAAGATATATTTTGCGCGAAGGGTGCCGAATCTATTACGATTTTGACATAACAACCCAGACCGAAACGGTACCCGACGCTGTGAAATACGCACAAATTGAAGAAGCCCTGGAACTGGCAACGCCGGGCGACGACACGGATGAAAACCAACTGCTGAACGGGCCGGTAAGCGCATATACGATCGGACACCTGAGCGAAACTTACGGGGCCAAAGCCGCAAGAAGCACAGCGGCATATAACCTTTATAGCAAGAGAGCAGCGCAGCTATTAGAACCATACACGAATGGGAGCTTCCGAATAACATGAGAATAACAAAGTATTTAAATGAAACGGTAGCGCATGAAGCGCAGACAGGAACCTTCGATGGCGAAGGACAGCCGGTCTACGCAACAGCAGAAACGATCGCTTGCAGAAAGGAAATAAGCGGCAAAGTAATTAAAGACACGGACGGACGCGAACACAAAGCGACCAGCCGCTACTTTACCGATACGGCCATAACCGAAGGCGATCTACTCGACAGCAAGAAGGTAATCAGCGCCCAGGAATACAAAGGACGGACAGGCGCAGTACAGGGATACGAAGTTTATGTTTAAGGCGAAAGTCACATGCGAATGGCATGGAGAGAAAGTACCACCGGCCGTAGAAAAAGAAGTTGGCCTGACAATACAGAAAGCCTGCCTAGACTTAAAGCGAAGAAGCAGCATGACGGCTCCGAAATTGACCGGCGATTTGCGAGGAAATTGCAGCGCAGTATTCGACCGAACGGTAATATCGCCGCCCGGAAACGGAGCGACTGTACCAGCACCAACACAGAGCCTGACAGGGCGAGTTGGATATAGCCTGCCATACGCCCTGGTACAACACGAAGAACTTGGCTACAAGCACCCGATGGGTGGCAAAGCCAAATACCTGGAAGATCCGACAAATCAGATGCAGGCCACATACAAAAAGGCCATAGCAAAAGCAGCCGGGAAGGGAGCCGGGAAATGAGCGTAGCAAAAGACATAGCAGAATACCTGGAAACAAATGGCATAGGCACATACGCGACCGATATATTTATTGGCAGCGAACCGCCGGAGCCAGACTCATGTATAACGATATACGAATACCCAGGAAGCCCGCCCGACCTGCAAGCCGAAATGGAAAACCCAAATATCCAGATCCGAGTAAGGAATGCCAGCTGGGAAGCTGCCAGGTTAAAGGCACAGGCTATACAAGATTTATTACAGGAAATCGGCAACGAATATAACACAGCAAAAGCCGAAGGAATTACGATAAACGGAACTTTTTATGCGGCGATAAGAACCACCCTAAGCGGAATAACAAGCCTGGGAGAAGACGAAAACCGCAGAATGCGATTAACGCAGAACTATAGCATAATGAAAGGAAGGAACTAAGTCATGACAAAACCATTACCACGAATTGGAGTAGACCAGGCATATTTCGCGTTATTGACGCAGGACAATGCCAGCGGAGTGGTCTACGGAACGCCCACACAGATGCAGGGAGTAAGGCAAATCGCCTACAACCCGAACCCGCAGCAGGAAGTGTATTATGCGGACGACGGCGCCTATACAACCATAAGCCAGGATGGAGATATCGACATGGTTGTAACTGTGGCAGACCTGGATCCAGCAATTTACGCAACGATTTTGGGCGTAACGCAGAGCGGAACGAACGGAGTAATCGAAGAAGACAAGACCGATAACCCACCGGAACTTGCATTCGGATATAGAACCCAAAAGAGCAACGGCGAATACCGTTACATATGGGTGCTAAAAGGCAAGTTTAGCAAACCAGCCCTGGACGCACAGACAAAGAGCGACAGCATAAACGCCCAGGATAGGGAGATAAATTTCAAGGGCCTGAACAGAGATTACGATGGCAAAAAGCGCCGGAGAGTTGACAGCGACGACGACCTGCTCCCAACCGGAGTAACGAACGCGATCCTGAACGACGACACAACCGGCTGGTTTAGCGATCCCGATTTTCAACCAGTAGCACCAGGAACGCCGCTATCGGATGTAGCAGCAGCAACCGGAAGTGGAAGCGGCGAAATAGACCTTACATTCACCGCACCAACCGGAGCAACCAGCGTAAAGGCACAGATCTACGACGGAGCATATGGAACCTGGGTGGATGCCACAACGCAAGCACCGATTACGGCAATAAGCACCAGCGCAACGATTACCGGCCTAACAGCAAGCAATACATACACATGCAGGCTGGTAGTAATAGGCGGCGGCAGCAACGGAATTTCAAATACGGACAGCGCAGCAGCCGGAGCATAAAAGCAGCCTAACAGATAAACCTTAACGGCCGTCGAACCGGCGGCCGTTTTTCTTAAAGGAAGGAAAAAAAGATGAGCAAAAAAGAAGCAAACCGAATCTACGTAAAAAAATACGGAGTAAAAATAGGACAGGAAGACCACACCCTGCAGTTTGGTTTGGAAGCATTTGCAGCCCTAGAAGACGCAGGATATGAATACGAACAGATCATAGAATGGGCAACCACCGTAACATTTAACGGCATAAGCGCCCTGTTATGGGCCGGAACCAGGCACGAATACGAAGACAAACCGGACGACCTGCCGATATCAGAAATAAAGAAAATGGTCGATTTAAAGGGCTTTATCGAATGCCAGGGAACCGTACAAAAAGCACTCTTGAACGCACTCCCGACAGAGGAACCAGGTGAATCATCGGGAAAAAAGCCAGGCCCAGAGAAGAAGACCAGCCAGGAATAGACTTCCTGGGCTTATACGATTTTTTTGTAATAGAAAAACACATGGCGGAAGCCGATTTCTGGCGACTAACGCCAAAGAAGGTATATGCAATATTACAGCATAGGCGTAAACTAAGAATAGAAGCAGAGA